GATGCGCGAGTGTATGCTACTGAAGACCACCATACCCTGCTCAATCAGGGCCATCGTGGTGCCAACCGGCTGTGCTTGGTTGGTATCGCTCAGCTTCTCAAAGCTGGTCTGCACAACGCCCTTGCCGGCATCAACCACAAAGCCAAGCAGTTGGAACAGTACAGGGCTCGGGCCGTTGAATGGCAGCGGCATGGCTAGCTTGCGCACGTCATCAATAAGCGCACCGCCTTCAAGTTCCACAACCTCAGTTGGCTGAACGTTGAGCGTCTGTCCACCAGGGCCACCCTTCAACTTGAGCAGGGTTGGGATGTTCTGAATGTGGGCTGAGTCTAGCAAGGCGCGTAGTGCGCCTGTGGCCGCACCCGACAAGCCACCAATCATGTGCGTCAAGCCGATGGGGTAAGCACCTCGCCATGGCACAAATGGGAACTCCACAATCCAGTCAAGCTCTACACGGCGCTCGTCTTCAGGCTCCCAGTTGCGGTACAGCGACACAGCCTTGCCGCTGGTCTTGTCAATGCTGATGATGTAAGGCTCAACACCATCGCCAAAGTCTAGGTGCGTGTAGATCTCAAAGATGGTACGCAGACCGTCTTCATTGTAGCTAGTGTCTTTGCGCCCTTCAATCTTGTCATTGGCTATTGATGCCTTACTGAAGTCTGGCTGTTCTGGTGATCCAAGGTCAACGTCAATGTACATCCCAGACCTAACACGGCGCTGGTACTCCATCTCAGTTACGTACTGGACATGGGTCTTGCGTTCTGCGGAGTAGAAGTTGGTGGCCGCAAAAGGCAGGTACACATCATCAATGGGGATGAACTCAGCGCATGGTCGCAGGTATTGAGTGCTCCACATCATCTTGAGGTACTGAGCACCGCCCAAGGGCAGCTGCGTGCTGAGTTGCTCTAGTTCACCCCTAAACTCCGGCATCTGCTCAGTAGTCTGCCAATTCATGAAGTCAGTCTTGCGCTCGGCCTTGGCGACCTTGTCCTTCTCTTTCTCGCCTAGGATCTTGCTCTTAACAGGACCGCCTGGAGGGAAGATCTCCTTCATCACTCGAGAGCTAAAGTCAACGCAGGCTTCCACCAGCATGGGGTGGACAACCTTTGTTGAGCCAGTGAACTGCGCCCCGCCCGGCGCATCGTCACCTAAGCCAGTACGGCGCAAGCCTTCCTCGTACAACTTGTCCCGCTTCTGCCGTGCGTCCTTGTCCTTTGCAACCTTGTCTAGCAGGTCTGTAACGGCGTCTTGCAAGTCACCTTGGTCAACCTCATCAGCAATGTTGGCAAAGTGCGCTTGCTTTTGCCGTTGGTCGTCCTCGTTCTTGAGTTTGACCATTGCTCCACCGTCATCAGTATCCTCGGTGTCTGACTCATCATCATCTACCTCAACGATTTCGTCTTCATCATCTTCAATGGTCAGGTCTGTATTTTTAGGCATATGCACTTTCACGTTGCGCAACTATTTGCTGAATTCGTTCAGGATCATACTCATCATCCAAACTGGCAATGATCTGTTTGATTCTAATTGGGTCAAAGTGGTTTAATGAGACCATACCACCGTGGGCAAAGCCGGGCTCCGGTTCCTGCAAACGGCGGATGATCTCTGCATCATCTGGCGAAAGATCTTTTACGCGATTGTTAATCAAGTTGCTGATGTAATCTGGATTCAAATCGCCAGCCACCTCGCGGTACTTGTTTTCGTCCACATACTTGCCTCCAATCCGAAGCAACCCAGAGTTTTCCAAGTCCTTCACATCAGACCACTGACCGCTCTTAACAAAATCTTGCACAAATGGCAAGAACTCGTCAGCAGGCTTTTTGTTCCTGAAACCTTTGATTTGAGCAATAGTTGGGTCAACCTTTAAACCATATTGATCTGCTAGTCTAGTTGCAATTGCTTCATAAGATTCACCACGCCCCCTGTTTGAATCAATAAGCTGATGGAAACTTTCATATTGCCCAGAAGGGTCTGGCATCCTGTCGGCTTTAGTAAACCATCCAGAATTTGGCTCCACCTCAATCGTCACACGCGGCTGGCCTTTGGCATCACGCAGGGAGTAGATACGAGACTTACCCTCCACAACGTCAGGGCAGTACCCGCCAACGCAGTGGGCCATGGTGTCGCCTTCGTACTTGAGGGCGTCGGCGAGCGTTGTTTCTCTCTCAGAGCGGGAAAGTAGATTTAATGCCTCTTTCTCAGTCGCCCCTACAGATAGGCTATTGCCTACGTCATCTACGACGTGGTAAAGATCTCCATACTTAACTACTGACACCCCTTCTGGTAACCTTGCTTCTGGCGTCTTCAACTCAACCCACTTCATCCCTTGCTCAGGATACTCTTTGACCACTTGCGTAGCTGTATTGTTGGCCTTTAAAAGATCAGCCTCAGCCTTTTGTGTGGCACGCCATGCATTGATGTCAGCCACAAGTTCAACCGCTTTGGGCATTGTGAGCTTGCTTAAGTCAGCAGGGTCAATGAGCAGGTTTTTAGGCAAGCCCGATTCAGGGTTGGTGGCGTTGCGCAGCTCATCAACTAAGTGGTCAAAGCCGAGGTCGTTGACATTCCTAGACATACCAAACCCTTCAGGGTAGTAGACAGGAGTTTCTGGAGGTACTTTAAGTAGCCAAGGGTTGGTATCAACTGTAGATTCCAGACCTCTGTTGATCTCAGAAGGGGTTAATGGAGAAATATGTCTGCTTGCTGGTGAAACATTTATAAAATTGTCAGATGCATTCTCCCATGCTCTGGCAACAGGCGAAACACCTAACCCATGGGTTGGAAACCCTGCTTGCATTCTTGCCACAGCCACTTGCTCCGGCAGCCAATCCCCATGGAATGCATCTTCTGCGTTGTAGGTATGGAGCGCTTGTCTAGCCTCAACTAAAGCCTTCTCTTTCTCTAAGCCAATCATCTGCTGGCGCATAGAAGTCAGATCCCCAACCGGCACACCACGCTCTCTAGCCGTTTGTTCCATCTTAGCAGCAAAGGCATCAATCCTAGCCTGCACCTCAGCTAGCTTAACTGGTTTGTCCACAGCATACTTCTCAGCCATTGCTCGCAACGGATCATTAGGTGTGGCCATTTCATCGCGGATGTACGGTGCAATCTTCTTGTCAATGAAATTGTTGAGGCTAAGGTTGGCATCATATTCATCAAGCCTTCTTGTAGCGCCAGCGGTGTACTCAGGGTTTCTAGACAGTTTTATAGCTTCTCTAGCTTGTGCCATATCTTCTGGTGATAATGTTCTACCTTTCACATCCCTCAATGAATCCTCCACGCTGCCCTTCAACCAGTTACCACCTTTGGGCTTAATAACGCCGGGCATCAAACCTTGCCGCTGCAAATAATCCTCAGCCATTCGTGCTGCTGTTGGCCCTAGTGCTTGGCCTGTTGCCTTAGCTCCCTTAACGCCTAGCCCTGCAATGGTTGTAGCCCCAGTCCCTCCTAGCATATTGCCTGCACCGGTAAATGCCTTACCTATTGGCGTTTCATTAAGCTGAGCACCCGGCAGGTATTCGTTGTAGAACTCGGTGGTCGGCAGCTGCGGTGTAGGGTTTGCCCTGCTACCTATGCCAAATGCACGTAGTGCAGGGAAGGCTGCCAACACTTGCGGCGGCAGTTGTGAGATGCCTGCACGGGCCAACCCCTCAATGTCTCCTGCTAAACCTGCTGTGCCTGCTGCCCAACCCCTCAACGCTGACAATGGGGCATTGGCTGCAGCTTCACGGTCTTGCAGTGCACGCCGTGGCTTCATCTGCGGGAATACGCCAAAGGCTGCACCGCCGTCTTCCATATGGACTGCACCGCCCTCAGCAAACCCCTCACGCAACAAATGGCGAATGTACTCGTCATTGAGCTCTTGGCTTGGTAAGCCTTCACCCTTTACGCCCAAAGCAAGGTCGTAGTAGCCGGGGGCTTGGCGCTCAGGGTTGTCCTTCTTGAACTTAGCATGCCAGTCAGGCAAGTAAACCTCAGTGGGCGTAGGAGCCATGTTGACACCTAAGTCCTCACCTTTAATCAGGGTAGGGAATCCGGGGTGCAAGTCAGGTCGATACATTGACTCCTGCTCCAGCGAGAACAGGCGGGGGCCAGCCGCATAGGTCGGCACGTTGCCGCCGAATTCAACAGGGAGCAGATAGGGTTCAGTCTCTCTAATGAGCGTATCAGTTGGGCGAAAGATGACGCCCCGTCCGCTTTTCTCGCCGCCTAACGCAACGCCGCCCTTGCCCGGAGGAATGCCTTGTCCCATCATTGCGTCAGCTAGTGCGGCACGCTTTTCAAACGTGTCAGCCAGTTTCCAGATGCCTGGGTCACGGATGTCAGCGCCTTCGCCAAAGGTCAGCGATAGGTTGTGATTGATCTTCCCAGCTAGTTCATCAGACAGGTTA